GAGATTGCGCTCAACTGCAAGACCTCTTAGCTCCTCAGCTATAGCCTTAACATAGGTATAGCTATTAACATTGGAACCTGTTTTGATGCGCGCTGACATACAAATATTTAGATAATCGATATAGATGATATCTGGTACGAAAGACCGCTTCAGGTTTAATTCATTGAGTAGATGACGGAAATGACCAGCATGTGCTGAAGCTGTCGGATATTCTTTGATAATGAGCTTGCCAGTAGTCTTTGCTCGAATACCTGCAATCTTCTTTTCATATAGGTCTTTAGGTAGAGATTGCAAATCTGGAATCGGTACATTCAGCAGGTTAGCATCAATACGTTCCGCGATCTTTTCCTCGGCCATTTCCATTGTGATGTATAGAACATTCTTACCCATCATCAAATTGGCTGCGGCCATATGACACATTGCTAGAGATTTGCCAACACCAGTGCCTGCCAAAATAATATTCAGCGACTTTCGTGATAGACCACCTCTAGTAATCTTGTTCATGTATTCTAGATCGAAAGGAACCTTTTCTTCTACGCGATGATAGAAGTCATATCGACCTTGATAGTCATCGATCAGGTCATGGCCGATATGTGTATCAAAGGATACACCAAGTGCATCGGTGAGTATCTGTGGGATTGATCCCTTACTGCGATCTTTATCTTTACCATCAAGGATAGTGATGCTATCCATGATTGCATTATAGATGGCTCGCTCTTGACAAAACTTCTCAGTAGAGTCAAGCAACCAGGTCTTATCGACGGGCTCAGGTCGAGTAAGCCCATCGATAATCTGCATGACAGATTGATGTTCCTTCTCACCCAAACCCTTGGTGCCTTCTATCTCGATGGATAGGGCCTCACGGGTAGGGAGAGAATTATATTTCTCCATGAACTCTGAAATGCGAGAATATACTAGCTTTTCAGAGACATCAGAGAAATATTTTTCGCTTACAAAAGGTAATACCTTTCGTGCAAAATCATCATCATGTAGTAGGTGCCGAAGCACCGTCGTTTCGATTCGCATTCATTTCCGCCGTTGTTTCAATTATATGATATAGTATTGATGCTATGGTACGTTCGAAGTCTTGATTACCCTTAGTATTAAATTCATTTTCTAATACTGTATAGGTAAATCTGACGACTGCATTATCTTCATCATCAAGAGATTCACCAACTTTGACGGTATCGAAACGAAATACCGTCCCTTTGAACTTACCAGACTCAATACCAAAGCACATGTGGTCTTTCACTTCAGCGTGATCGACCACTGTATACTCAGCTAGCGGTCTCGTTGGCACTTTCTTCTTCGTCATGTTCTACCTCACTTGTTTCACCTTGACCATACTTAAATTCTTTTGCTGCGACCGCATCAATACGATCTAGCAAATCTTTTGTAAAGAACCGTTCAGGATCTTGTTCAATCTGCTTCGCATAATATTTACCACCATCAGGCATTTCAAAACGATTCGCGATCTTCTTGATTATACCATATTTCTCAGCCAAGTCAAGCAATCCGTAGTAACGATCAAGGCCCTTATCATAAGATAGCCTTACATCAATCGACTTGTTTTCCTTAGTAAAGCGACTCTTGGCTACACGACAATGAATGATATTACCAACAACCTCCGTGCCATCGCGATCTTTTTTCTTAGTCAAGAAAATAATCTGTGAGGCCGCATACTTCAAACCTTCACCACCACCCATGTCTTTGGTCGGCACATATGCACCGATCACATTGAAGATATGATTGGTCACTAGCAATGATACATTAGCCCGAGCAAGCTTGAGTGATAGTGCGCGGAAAGCACCACGAATAAGCTGTGACCGAGTCATATCGCGCGTGTTCTTACCCTCTGCGATATCTTCCAATTCTTTTTCAGTTGAAAGCTGACCCAATGAGTCAAGCACCATGAGCATCTTTGGACGTTCTTTCTCAGGTACCTTGAGATAGTTATCAAGCGTTCTCATAACATGAGTGCGGAAGCCTTGCACAGTGGCCTGCTCAGAAATAACAACCCTGCGCGGATCGATTCCACGAGCTACAAACATTTCCTTAGTAACCGCAGCTTCTGTGTCATAATAAAAGACACCCGCATCTGGATTATCTTTCAGGAACTGTTGCACGAGACCAAGAACAAAGAATGTCTTACCAGTTGCACTCTCACCAGCAAATGCTGTGATCTTATTGTTAGGCACACCGCCATAGATGCTGCCAGATAGCTCTGCATTTAATAGATATGAACCTGTATCCATTGCACCAGCAAATTCTGATGAATGTAAACCATCATCAGCAATGTGTGTATCAACGTCGCCGATTTGTTTGACCAAATCTCTAAAGAAATCTTTGCTCATGATTTATCTCCTTGTTTAAATTCTGTCATATAGCTATTGTCTGTGATTAGATTTCGTTTGTTTTCTACGGAATATACTGTCATGTCGATCTGATATCCTGGATTATTTTTGAGCGGCACATCAATCCATGCATCATCATGCCATATGATCCTATTGTTTGGGTATGCATAAAAATTACCATCATCAACCTTAAACATGTGAGCACATTTATGCTCAGGTGTCTCACTAAAATTTGTATCTAAGATACCCTTATTCTCCCATGACCAATCCATAGTAAACATATATTCACCGCTAATATGACTACCATCACAACGAATTAGTTGTGCGCGTAGCCCAGCCATACGAGTGCGAATATTAACATCAATATATGGGCTAAAGCAGTTCCAGTAATAGCAATCCTCAATCTTTGGAACTGGTGCATCCTTCTTCCAACAGAAGGCCATTAGTGGTCGGCGTGTCCAATTGACACCATTATCTAGAAATGCTTCAAAGAGAGGTACTCGCTTCTCCATGCTTGCGACACTATGCACATCACATAGTGTAAATTCACCATGACCCTTCTCATGATTATACAGATATTCATTCCGCATATAACATGTGAATGTCGGAAGATTATGATTCAAGTATGCCATTAGGTGAAAAACTTCTCCAGTGTAGGTCTATCTTCATCTTGCCATCCAATCACATCAAGGATCGAGCGAAGCGGATCAAGAAATGCCTTTTCAAACTGTGTCTTATAATCTATGTATCGGTCAATCTCAAACTCTGATGGTAGAACGGATGCGATAGCCAATACATTCTCATTTAATGGATTGGGCATTTTCATATAGCAGAATTTTACCTTATCACCATCTTTGATAAGATCATAGGTCTTATCAAGCTTGAGTTGTTTGAGACGAGTATTATATGTCTGACTAGCTCTCACATGAATTGGAATACCCTTCTCGACCATTCTATATTTCCCAAGGCCCTGAATTCCTCTTGGAAATGCAATATCTTCAAAGCGCATCTTATTGAATTGCTCGCGGAAAGATGCAATAAACTGATGCATTGCGCTTTCATCTTTAGTCATAATGATGTTCAATGCATCTTTAATAGCCTTGCGACAAAATGCGGGAGTCGAAGATTTAACTGCTTCAATGCCCATCATCTTTAGCTTTGGTGTTTCATATCGCACACCTTCAGAATCATGAACATTCAGAATGTAACGCTTCTTACCTGTCCAGATACCACGGTCTGCAATGTTCTCTCGCTTCATAGACATCTTCTGTGCGAAGGCATTCATATGCTCATGCAGGCCTGCATATATCTTGTCAATGACTGGCTTGAATGCCTGTGAAGCGATCTTGTCAAGATAGGTGACAATCTGTTCGGTTGTAGGAGTTTTGTCTTTAAATACCTTAGTCACCAGACCATCAAGAGTGATATACAAGCTATCGGTATCAACTGCGATAACATAATCAACATCTTCTGTACCAAGAAGCTTATTGATATATTCATTAATCTTAACTTCAGCCCAGCGAATAGAAAGCTGTCCACCGACTGTGATAGCTGTGGCCTGATTAAGATCATAGAAGCGGAAATATGGATTACCGATTGCACCGTAAGCTGAGTTTAGCTGAACCTTTTTTGCAAGCTGCATGTTCTTGTATCGAGATACAGACTTTTCATGGTCGCGCTTTTCTTGCGGAGTCTTTGCAGATTCAACAGCCTTTTGAGCCTCGATCATCTTGCGCTTATATTCAGACCGACTCTCATACATGCGTTCCATCATCTCAGGCAGAAAGCCCTGAGACTGATTGCTGAAGTATCGACCGTTTGCAGCAAGGCTATAACCCTCACGCAGCGGCGGCTGATAATTTGGATCGAGTAGATTATCAACAGTAATATCCACACGATTTACACGATCAAGTGTCTCGGGTGAGATATTATATTGCATGATCAGATGCGGATACAGTGAATCCAAATCGAATGACAATACCCATTGATGCGCGCCGACAAGCGGTTCTTTGACATATGCACCAACATAAGCTTCATCCTTGCTGCCACCACCAGTGATAGGCACGCAGACCTTCTTCTTCCACAGATGATTGTGGATTAGAACATCCCACATCTTAACCTGAGTGAATACGTCAGTGTAATTCACCTTAGCATCATAGGCCAGAGCAAGAACCATGTCGATAAGCTTCATCTTCTCATCGAGACGATCAACAAGTTCAACGTCTTTGATATTATAATCAATAAACTTCTGATAATTTTCTTTATACAAATTGTGCAATGAACCATATTCAGAATAGTCAAGCTTCTTCTCACCTAACTCAACATTAGCAATATGATCTAGGCGATATGATTCTTGTTGTGAATATGTAAACTTCTTATACATCTCAAGGTAATCAAGAGTGGACACGCCAGCCATATCAACGGCTGTCTGCGTCTTACCCATGATATTTGTCGTGCGCTGTGAGATGAATCCCCAAGGAGATAGTCGCTTTGCAGCCTTTGCATCTAATACCTTAGTGATACGATTCACCAGATATGGT